AAGCAAGTAATGCATCTACTTCTGCTTCTAATGCTTCTACGTCTGCAACTGCTGCTAGTAACTCCGCTTCTACAGCAACGACACAGGCTGGTATAGCTACAACTCAAGCAAGTAACGCATCGACTTCAGCAAGTAATGCATCAACCAGCGCATCTAATGCAGCTACTAGTGCTACTAATGCTGCTGCTTCTTATGATGCATTTGATGATAGGTATCTTGGAGACAAGGCTTCTGATCCGTCACTTGATAATGATGGCAATGCACTCTTAACAGGTGCCTTATATTTTAATACAACTTCTTCTGTTTTAAAAGTATACACTGGATCAGCATGGACTAATGCTCCACAGGGTCCTGCTGGTGCTGCTGGTGTTGGTATCCCTGTAGGCGGGACTACTGGACAAGTACTATCTAAAGTTAATAGCACAGACTATAATACTCAATGGACTACTATACCTACGGTAGCTGCTGCAACCCCAACCGCCCTTGGAACTGTTTACGGTGAAACTGATTCAGTAACTCCCTTTACCACAACCTTGGGCTATGAAGCGGGTAATGTAACCACAGGAGTAAACAATACTTTTATAGGACACTCTTCGGGTAGATTAACTACCACAGGAACTAATAATACAAGCGTAGGTAAAGATACTTTAAAAGCAAATACGACAGGTAATCATAATAGTGCTTTTGGTTATGCTACATTACAGGCTAATACTACGGGGATGTATAATCATGCTTTCGGTAACTCGGTATTACGGACTAATACTACGGGTGGAAATAATAATGCTTTTGGTTCAGAGGCATTAGCATCCAATACTACAGGTGCAGGTAATAGTGCCTTCGGTAATACTTCGCTTTTTTCAAATAGCACAGGCGCATATAATGTTGCAGTTGGTGACAGCGCCCTTCTTTTCAATGGTACGGGAAATAACAGTACGGCTGTGGGTGCTTCGGCTCTTAATTTGACAAATGGTTCAAATAATACTGCTATAGGTCAAAGCGCAGGAAGTGATTTATTTTCTGGCTCTAACAACATTCTTATTGGTTACAACGCTCAACCATCAGCCAGCCCGATAAGCAACGAAGCCACTTGGGGTAACTCCAGTATTACAAGAAATCGTTTTTGGGGTGCACTTTTAATGGCTGGTGCTAATGCTGGAACAAGCGGTCAGGTATTAACTTCTGCGGGTGCTGGTGTTTCTCCCACTTGGACAACTCCTACTGGCGGGGTAACATCATTTAGTGCTGGCACAACTGGATTCACTCCTTCAACTACTACCACTGGTGCAGTTACCCTCGCTGGTACTTTAGCACTTGCTAACGGTGGTACAGGTCAAACTACTAAAGCAGCAGCATTTAATGCTCTATCACCTATTACAACTACTGGTGACTTAATCATTGGTAACGGTAGCAACAGCGCAACTCGGTTAGCTATTGGAACGAACGGACAAGTATTAATTTCTAACGGAACAACTGCTTCTTGGGGTTCTGCCCCCGCTGGTGCTGCTGCTACCTCTACTGCTCTTGGTACTGTATATGGCAAAACTCTATCTGCTTCGCCCAGAACAACCACTATAGGTAATTTTGCTGGGGTAGCTGCAACAGGTGCTGACAATTCGTTTTTTGGTTATCAGGCGGGATACACCACCACAACCGGAACTAACAATACAGCAATGGGGAAAGATGCGTTTTACAGTGCTTCTACAGTCAACAATGCTGTTGCTATTGGTTTTGAGGCATTAAGAAATCCTACAGATTGTAGCGGAGTAGTTGCAATAGGTTATCAAGCTCTTTTTACAAACGCCAATGCGTCTGGCTCAGTTGCAATCGGCTCTCAAGCGGGACACAAAAGCCCGGGACTTTTAACCGCAATTGGCTTTCAAGCAGCGTTTAATACAACGGGACTTAATAATACTACAATTGGGTATCAAGCATTAACTACTAACACCACTGGAACTAATAATACCGCTGTTGGTCATCAAGCTTTAACTGCCGCTACTGGCAATCATAATACAGCACTTGGATGGACCACTGGGGATGGTGTAACTACTGGCAGCAATAATACACTAATTGGCAGTCAAAATTCGAAAAGTGGTTTCTTAACTACTGGATCGAACAATCTTGTTCTTGGATACAACACATACCCATCTTCAGCTACAGTAAGTAACGAAAACACTTTTGGTAATTTATCAACCACAAGCAACCGCTTCTGGGGCGATATGAAAATGGCTGGCACAAACGCTGGCACATCCGGTCAAGTCTTGACTTCTGCTGGACCGGGTGTTGCTCCCACTTGGGCTGCAGCAACCATCTCTGGAACATTAGCTGCAACTTCAGGTGGTACAGGTCAGTCTACTTATGCTGTTGGTGACTTGTTAGTTGGTGGTACTTCCAACACACTAAATAAATTAGCCGATATAGCCACAGGCAATGCTTTAATTTCGGGCGGTGTTGGTGTCGCACCTAGTTACGGCAAGATTGGTCTTACATCCCATGTGTCAGGCACATTGCCGATTGCCAATGGCGGTACAAACGGCACAGCTACGCCAACCGCTGGTGGGGCAATTTATGGTACAGGCTCAGCTTATGCGGTAACTGCAGCAGGAACTTCAGGACAAGTATTAACTTCAAATGGTGCTTCTGCCCCCACTTGGTCTACTCCGAGTAGCGTTTCTGCTGCAACTGCTACTGCCCTTGGTACTGTATACGGTGTAACATCTTCTACCACTGGTGCTAATGTTGCTTATGGTTACAACGCTGGTGTTGGTTCTTCAGCAGGACTTTACAATACTGTTATTGGTAACAGAGCAAACCGTACTATGCCGAGTGGCACTAACTCTCAATATACTGCTATTGGCTTTGAAGCATTAAATAATTCTAGTGGTGCAGCAATGGCTGGTCCTTGTACTGCTATTGGCTATCAGGCTATGGGCGCAATGTCCCAATCTTTTCCCGGTTATGGCACAGCCGTTGGATTTGAAGCATTAAAAAATGGTGCATATGCTAGTACTGCTGTAGGGCATCAAGCCCTTGCTTTGGACGCAGGAACTATGAATTGTGCATTTGGTTATCTTGCACAATCAGCAAGCACATCGGGTACTTATAATTGTTCTTTCGGAGCTAATTCATTAGTAGCTCTTACTACGGGAGGCAATAATTCTGCTTTTGGTGACCAAGCTGGCTCTAGTATAACCACAGGCACAAATAATACTGTTATTGGGTCGCAATCACAAGCATCATCAGCAACAGTAAGCAACACAGTTACTTTAGGTAATGGATCAATAACAACCCTGCGTTGCGCTGTTACTACTATTACCGCCATATCCGATGCTCGTGACAAGAAAGACATTACCCCGCTACAGGCTGGTATTGAGTTCATTAAAAAACTAAACCCGGTAAACTTTATCTGGAATATGCGTGATGGTGGTAAAGTCGGTGTTGCTGACGCTGGCTTCATTGCTCAAGAACTAAAACAAGCACAGATTGATACAGGCATCACAATCCCTAATCTAGTCTTTGATGATAACCCGGATAAGCTAGAGGCAGGATACGGTACTTTAATTCCAGTATTAGTAAAAGCAATACAAGAACAACAGACTCAAATTGAATCATTAATCACTCGTTTAACTTTATTAGAAGGGAAGTAAAATGTCAACATACACATGGACAATCAAATCAATGTCGGTAATGCCTGTACTCGAAGGACAAACTGATGTCGTGGTATCTGCACAATGGAACATCTTAGGTGAAGACCAAGGTGCTTCTTACAACCTAAGTGGTTGGCAAAACTTTACCCTACAGCAAGGTGAAGGCTTTACTCCTTACGACCAACTAACAGAAGCACAGGTAGTACAGTGGGTTAAAGACACTCTCGGTGAGAACGGGGTAGCAAACATGGAAGCCTCAGTACAGGGTTCACTTGATGCTATTAACACCCCACCAGTAGTGCCCATGATTGCTCCTCTTCCTTGGAGCGCATAATGATTGTATTAAATTTGGAACTAGAAGAAGTAAATGCTATTTTGCAAACGCTTGGCGAACTTCCTACTAAGACTGGAGCATGGGTACTTCTTGCTAAGATTAAAGAGCAAGCTGACCCACAAGTAGTTGATTTTCAAGCAGATGAAACTAAACCTCAGTAATGGACACCGTAATGAACGAAATCAATCCCGTAGAGTACGGCAAGCTAGTACAGTCCGTAGATAACCTAGAGCGTAAAGTAGACGCTATGGAAGTAGACATTAAAAAACTAGTGGCTATGGCAGAGCGTAGTAAAGGTTCTCTGTGGGCATTGATGGGTGTTGCTTCAGTTGCTGGTGCTTTTATTAGCTACATGACAGAACTAGTATTTAAGAAATAATAATGGCATTTGATCCTATCAGCCTAGCACTAGAGATTGGTGGCAAAGTTCTTGACAGGGTATTCCCTGACCCCACTGAACGTGCTAAGGCACAGCTAGAATTACTTAAACTGGAACAGTCTGGTGATCTGGCAGTAATGACTGCTCAGACAGACATTAATAAAGTAGAAGCAGGTAGTGCTCATTTGTTTGTATCCGGGTGGAGACCTTTTGTTGGGTGGGTTTGTGGTCTGTCCCTCTGCTATGCTGCTATCCTAGAACCCTTTGCTAGATTTGTAGCTACAGTAATGTTTAGTTATGCAGGTGCCTTTCCTATTATTGATACAACCCTTACTCTGCAGATTCTATTAGGTTTACTTGGCTTGGCAGGAATGAGATCTTGGGAGAAGAAAGAGGGAGTAGCCTCTAAGTGAACTTAAGCCCTCACTTTACCCTTGAAGAACTCACAGTATCTACTACAGCTGCCCGTAAGGGTTGGGATAATACCCCCAATGCTACAGAGAAGACTAATCTTATTCGTGTTGCTTTGTTATTAGAACAGGTAAGAGCTTTACTTAATCTACCTATTATAGTAAACTCAGGCTACAGGGCTAAGATTCTAAATGATTATATTGGTAGTAAAGATACCAGCCAACACCGTATCGGATGTGCAGCAGATATAAGAGTCCCCGGTATGACCCCTAAACAGGTCGTACAGGCGTGTGTAGATGCCGACATACCCTATGACCAGATCATAGAAGAATTCGATTCATGGGTCCATATAAGCGTTCCTGATAGCCCTTCTAGACCACCTAGGAAACAAGCATTAATTATTGACCGTAGCGGTACCCGACTATTTAAATAAGGTTTTAAACCATGGCAGAGAAAACATTCACAGAAAAGCAACGGGAAATTGTAGCTCGTAAAATGGGTTACGAAGGTCCTATGAATATGTTTGATAAGTACCTCAAGTCTACTCCTGCTGATGCTCAGAAGTATGGACTTATTACGGAGAAGTTTATGGCTAAGGGTGGTATGGTTAGAAAGTATGCTGTTGGTGGGGATGTAGTTCCTACTGCACAAGCTGCTGGTACTACAGAAGTTGATCCTATCACGGGTTTACCTATTCAGCCTCGGGTTGCACAGATATCCCCCGCTATGCAGTATGCAGGTACAGGTGAATCACTTGCTACCCAACTCGCCCCCACACAGGCAAGCCAAGTCACAGGTGCTACTCCAGTTGCAGCTGCTACAATGGCAGCCCCTACTACAACTTCAGCAGCTACAATGCAAGCAGCTACTGCTGCTCCAGCTGTCGGTGCTGCACTTCAAGGTGTAGAGGGAGCACAAGGAACAGTAGCACCTCAAGCACAAGTACAAGCTGCACAGGCAGTACCAACAGCTACCGCTTTAGGTGGATTAACTGCAGCACAAGCACAAGGAGCACAAGTAGGTGCAGTAGCTCCTATGGCAATTACGCCAGAACAGATAGCACAAGCTGCAACACGGGCAGCTACTCCAGCAACACAGGCTGCTCAAACGGGAGCTATGCTTACAGCTGAAGCTGCTAAGATGGAGTCCGGTACTCCTCAAGCTGTAGCTGCTACAGACTACCAGTTAAAAGCCCTTGAAGCAGCACAGATGGCACAGACCAAAGTACAAGAAGCAGCCAAAGCAGGACTAATGCCAGAGGCACAATCTGCTCAGACTGCTGCTACTTTTGCTGCTGAAGCTGCTAGGTTGGGATCCACAACTCCTCAAGCCATTGCTGCTGCAGATTACAATCTCAAAGAAATTCAAGCAGCACAGATGGCAGCAACTAAGGTGCAGGATGCAGCTAAGGCAGGGCTAATGCCAGAAGGACAGGCTGCTCAGACTACAGCTACGTTTGCTGCTGAGGCTGCCAAGCTGGGATCTGCTACTCCACAAGCTGTTGCTGCTACTGAGTTTAATCTCAAAACAATTGATGCAGCACAGATGGAAGCAATTAAAGTACAACAAGCAGCTAAAGCAGGGATCATGCCAGAAGCAATAGCTGCTCAGACCATTAGTAAGTCTGACATTATTCCAGCTGCTCGTGCTATTACAGAACAAGAATTAGTAGATGTTGCTAGACAAAACCTGCAGATCAACGATCCAGTTCAAGCTGTAGCTGCTACGATGTCTGCATTAAATTCTGATGCTAGAGCTACAGCAGAGCAAGGTACCTTTAGTCAAGCCTTAGCTACAGCACAGCAGGGTAGTGTAGATGCTACTGCAACAGTTCAAGGGCAGTTGGCTAATCTAATGAATCAATTTAATGATGGCACACCTGCGTGGGCTGCTGGGGCTATGCGTAAAGCAAATGCTGCTATGTCTGCTAGGGGTTTAGGTGGTAGTTCTATTGCTGGTGCAGCTATCGTTCAAGCTACAATGGAAAGTGCAATTCCTATTGCTGCTGCAGATGCCCAAGTGTTTGCTGGTATGAACATGGCAAACTTAAACAACAGACAGCAAGTAGCGTTAGCTAATGCTGCTGCATCTCAGAACATAGAGTTAGCTAACTTAAGTGCAAGACAACAGACAGCATTGCAAAACAGTGCTAATGCCTTTTCTTTGCAGTCACAGAATCTGTCGAATACCCAAGCTGTTGTACTCGCCAATGCTCAGATTAGAGCTGCTACTCAACAGAAGAATTTAGATGTGAGTACTCAAGTTGCTTTAACTAATGCAGCTCGATTTGCTGAAGTAAACAACATTAACTTGTCTAATGCACAGCAAGCTAGACTACAAACTTCTGCTGAGAACTTGCAGATTGATATGGCTAATCTGTCGAACAGACAACAAACAGCACTGTCAAACTTACAAGTTCGTGCTGCTTTAACTGGACAAGAGTTAAGCAATGAACAACAGATGGCAATGCTACAAAGCACACAAGACTTTGAAGCAGGAAAGTTCAATGCTAATAATAAACAACAGGCTTTAATCACTGACTTTCAAGCTCGTGCTGCACTAGAGGGACAAGTCTTAGGAAATAGGCAGCAGACTGCCTTGTTTAACGTGTCTAATCTTTTACAAGAAAGACAGTTGGAGTTAACCACAGAACAACAGACTCGGTTGTTTAATACTACTAACGCTCTGACAATTGAAACACAGAATCTATCTAATAGGCAACAAACCTCGTTAGCTAACTTACAAATTAGAGCTGCGTTAGTTGGACAAGAGCTTACTAACGAACAACAGATGGCAGTACTGCAAAGTACCCAAGAGTTTGAGGCAGGTCAGTTTAATGCTAATAGTAAGCAGCAAGCTTTAATTACAGACTTCCAAGCCCGTGCTGCATTAGAAGGTCAAGTCTTGGGTATCAGACAACAGACTGCTCTGTTTAATGTATCTAATGTTTTACAAGAGAGACAGTTAGAGCTGACTACAGAGCAGCAAACTCGTTTGTTCAATACTACAAATGCCTTGACGATTGAGACCCAGAATTTATCTAATCGGCAACAGACAGGATTAGCTAATCTACAAGTTCGGGCTGCTATCGTAGGGCAAGAACTTAGTAATGAGCAACAAGCAGCAATGCTTCAGAGTACGCAAGAATTTGAAAATGCTCAGTTCAATGCTAACAATAAACAGCAAGCATTGATTACTGACTTCCAAGTTCAAGCTGCACTGGAAGGTCAGGTCTTAGGCATTAAACAACAGACTTCTTTATTCAATGTGTCTAGTGCACTGCAAGAAAGACAACTAGAATTAAATGCAGAACAGCAGACCCGCCTGTTTAATACTACTACTGCCCTAACCCTTGAAACACAGAACCTGTCTAACAGGCAGCAAACAGCTTTAGCTAATGCTCAGATCGATGCTGCCCTTATAGGTCAGGAGATGTCTAATCAACAGCAAGTGAATGTAGTTAATGCTGCACGAGTAGCAGAGATTGCTAATGTTAATTTCTCAGCACAACAACAGAAAGCTTTAGAGAATGCAAGACTGGCTCAGACAACAGACTTAGCTAACTTATCTAACAGTCAAGCGTTAGTTATGGCTAATGCTGCACAGATAGCTAACTTAGAAACTGCCAACCTTAACAACCGTCAGCAATCTGCTGTAGTTAATGCTCAGTCATTCTTGCAAATGGATATGGCTAACTTAGCTAATGAACAACAGGCAGAGATCTTTAAGGCACAGTCCAATGTACAGTCTATCCTGACAGATACTGCTGCTCAGAATGCTGCTAAGCAGTTCAATGCCTCTAGTCAAAATCAATCAGACCAGTTCTTTGCTAACCTGACTACCCAAGTAGGGCAGTTTAATACTACTCAAACTAATGCGATGAGTCAGTTTAATACAGACCAAGCTAACACTGTAGCTAAGTTCAATGCCGATGTGCAGAATCAACGAGATACATTTAATGCACAGAATAGACTTGTGATTGATCAGTCTAATGCCCAGTGGCGTAGGGAGATTTCTACGGCTAACACTGCAGCTATCAACAGGGCTAATGAGTTTAATGCTACCAAGGCTATGGAAGTAACTATGGTAGAATATAACAATACGTGGCAGCAGTTCCGTGATGAGATTGAGTATTCATGGAAGTCTTCTGAAAGTGCTAAAGAGCGTGTCAATGCAATTGCTAAACAAGAGATTGCGTCTAACGCTACCATCTTAGCTGCGACTATGGCTAAAGATGCGGAGATTACCATGGCTATTGGCAAGTCTGCTGCAAGCATTATTAGTGGAACTAGCTTACCTGCGGATGCTCTGAAGGCATTGTCTTCAATTGGCGGTAAGGTATGGGATGAGGGTGCTAAGTGGGTAGGTGGCTTCTTTGATTCAGGAGTGGTAAGACCAGAAGATCTGGGGAGCAGTGGCTATGTGGCACCCAATTTTGAGGAATAAACAATGAGCGCAAAGACATATAAGAAAAAGATTGAAGCTTACGTTAAGCAGAGGGATAGTAGTGCCTCCAAGAGTAGTGGATCAAAGGGGTTGTTAACACCTAAAAATCCTATGGCTAGGGGTACTTCAGAACAGAAAGATTCTCTAGCCACCATTGGTGAATTTGTTTATGCCCTGCGTCAAAAGAGACGAGAGTTCCAACAGAATAACAGTAAGAAGGAATCTAAATAATGGCTGCTGATGCTGGATTTGTAAATGCCCCAATCCCCGGAATGTCTTTAACGACAGAGCCGGGTAATCGCCCATGGGAAAATCCCCCACAACTTGTAACAGTTGAGGATGCTCTTGAGTACTATGCAAATAAACTAATTGCTGACTCAGATAATCACGATGCTATTCTCGAGATGCTAGAGCTACAAGTTCCTGTACAGAATGTAGCTAACATTCTACAGAAGACTGCTGTCATGGAAGGTTTGCACACCATTGACGTGGGTGTTCTTGTTGCCCCTGCAGTAGAAGAAATGATTATGGCTGTAGCAGATATGTATGGGGTTCGCTATGCAGAGTCCATAGATCAGATCATGGAAGGTTTTGTAGCTAATCCTCGTGCAGTGCGTATGGCTATGAAAAACCTAGAGAAATCTATGAATGAACCAGCAGCAGCGGAAATACCTACAGCACTACCAGAAGAACTTCCTATGGCAGAACCAATGGGTCTGATGGCTAGACCGCAGAAAGGAATGGTAGAATAATATGGCATTTGACTTCGGAGCATTAGTTGCTGGCTTCTCTACAGGAGCAGCAGAGTCTATTGAATCTCGTAATAAACAGATTCGTAATGGGGCTACTAGAGAATTAGATCAGTTAGTTCAGGAAGCTGCAGCTAAAGAGAAAGGTCTTAAGACTCAGCGAGATACCTTAACTGAACAAGCTAACCAGCTGGCTTCTTTTGCCAATGCACAAGGTGTTGGCTTTACTAAGACACAGATTCTTGGTTTAATTCAGCAACCAGCTACAGCTAAAACTGTAATTGAAGAGCTAAAGAATAAAAAAGATTTGCGGGATGTTGACTTTGCTAATATATTTAAAGTCACTAAGCCCGGTACTGAGATGGATCCAGCAGAGTATACCCGCAGAAGTACTAGTATTGCTAAGGATCAAGATGCAGGTAAGGCTACCCCAGTTGTACGTGGGGCATTTGGCTTTGCATCCCCGGGTGTAGCACAGGCTGAAAAAGAATTTGAAACTGTCTCAGGAAGAACTGCTGCTGAAGTTAGGGGGATTGCTAGGGGTCGTGTCGATATGGGCGAAGACTTTAAACCTACTCAAGGTACTATTGATCTGTCACAGTTCGGCAATCCAGAGACCATTGCTAATATCCAAGCAAGACTGCGGGATGCTAAAGCAAACCAAGAAAATCTTGACAGCCCTAAAAACAAAAAGTTATCTGATCAACTGGTAGCTAATGCAGTTATTGAGAATCAGTTTAAGGACCGAGGAGGAGATGAACGCAAGCCTAGAACTGCATCACAAATTACTACGATTGTAAATAACTCGTTACGTGTCGGATTGCAGGGCTACGAATTAGGTGACAAGGTGCGGTATGACCTTGAGACAGGTGCACCTATTTATACGGGAGATGTGGCAGGTGCTAATAAGTATGCCGAAGACAAACGAAAAGTTGTTGAGAATCAGTTTAAAGAGTTGGGTTATATCAAAGACGGCAAGGTTGCAAATGATCGTGATGCTCGAGATGCTTTATTACCCTTTGCTTCAATTGATAAAGAGGGCACAGTAAACTGGAGGAAGCCTAAGATTGGAGCAGATACAGGCGATACTGCGCCACAGATATCTCAAAAGCCCATTGTCGTACCCACTGCTGCTATTGTAAATGGTAAAATTGATCCGAAGAAAATGATACCGGGGCAAACCTACATAGAAAACGGCACAGTAAAAACTTGGAATGGTATGAATTTTCAGTAATAAGAAGAATAATAAGGACATCTAAATGGCTAGTGTGTTTGATTTGCCAGTAGCGGGGGTATCTGTTCAAGGTGCCCCTCTTGATATTGAACCTAATGTAACGGAAGAACAGAAGGCTGCTGCTGCAGCTGTATCTTCTTCTGTGTTTGATATGCCTGTAGCAGATGAAGAGCAACCCAAGTCTGTGTTTGATCTACCCGTAGTAAAAGCAGATGATGTCCCGGCTGCTTTTAAATTCCAACAAGATCCTGAAGTACAGAGGATTGCAGGTACACCAGAAGAGCGTAAGCAAGTTGGTATTGTTGGTAACGTAGAAGCTAAAGAGATTCCATTTACGGATCTATATACCCAGCCGGATAATCTTAAAGTTATTCGGGACTACGCTGAAGCTAGGTTTGGTAAGGCGGGTAAACAAAAAGAAAAAGAGTCAGACGAAGATTATGCCAAACGCTGGATGACTTCCATGCGTCAGGTAGAGTGGAACACTTCTCTCAATGCCATTCCAGAATTAAACTGGCTAAGTAATGCTAAGCAAGAAGATGTAGTTAAAGCTGCTAGGGCGCACAACCTATTTAATTCTGTACCATCATTTTATTCAGAGGGTGGACAGCCGGGCATTAGACCCGTAGCTGAAGGACTACTCTCCGCTGTAACAGACCCTGCTAATCTAATAGGCTTTGGTGCAGGTGCCATAGTCCGTCATAAGATTGCTCGTGGTGCTATTCAGAATGTACTTAGTACTAAGCTAAAAGCATTTGGTGCGGTAGCTGGATTAGAGGCGGGTCTAGGTGTTGGGCAAAGTGCCATTGATCAGCAAGTAGCTAGAGAGGTGGGCACTCAACGAGATCAAATAGATAAACTTCAGTTTGGTGTTAGTGCTGCAATTGGAGTCTTGGCTGGTGGTGCTGAAGTAGCAAGTACCATGGGCAGAAAAATACAGACTTCTAAATCTCAGTTTGAACAAATGATTGCAGGTAAAAAAACACCTGTTAAAGAAGATGAACAACTTACTAGACTAAAAGAATTGTTTAGTAAGAATCAAGAAGAGTTAGAAAAACAATCCGATATCTTTGAAGGTCGGAAAGTATTAGATGCTCTGTCTCCCCCGACTGAACTAACTGAAGCGACTGTGCGTGGTGATGTACATAAAAAAGCAATGGAAGTTGCTATGTATGTTATGTATCTTGCTCCAGAATTTAGACCTAAGGAAGGGCAGCAGATTAGCCGGGCAGTCAATGACATTGTTGCTAACTTAGATGACTTAGATAATACAGTTTTTGAGAATGCTTTATCGAGAGCTAACATTACTGCAGTAGACTTTGCTAATGCAATTCAAACAACCACTAGTGAAGCGGGTAAAACTTTAAATGCCTACTCACAATTAAGTAAAGTACTTAAGAAACTAGGCTCAATAGATCCGGCAGCACAGAAAGAATTAGATAAGATCTTAGCTGCGGATGAAGACTTAGTAACTCCAATCGGCAGCTTTATGAATGGAGTAAAGAGACTAGAGCGAGAGTCTAAAGCGTTAGTCGTATCCGGCATAGGAACTACAGCACGTAACGTATTAGGCACGGGTGTAGGATTAACTTTTGACGCAGGTGCAAGGTTAATTGAAAACAGTATCTATGCAGGTGGTAGGGCTATGAAGGCTTTAGCTAGTGGTGATGTATCTGCAGAAGCTACGGGTCGTGGACTTGTTAATGTTGTTCGGGATAGCTTTGCTACGCTAGGATACTTAAGTGATTCAGGTTTAACTGCAGAGACTGTCGATGCTTTACTTAAGCGTAATCCAACTTTACAACGTCAGATTTTTACAGCCTTACAGGAAACAGGTACGGAAGATCTGTCTAGAATATCTAAAGTAGCAAACACTTTAAACGTAGCACAAGACGTATTCTTTAGACGAGCTATCTTTGCTTCTAGCGTAGATCGTCAGCTAAAACGTATTGGCTTAAACATGGATGATGTATTAGCTAACGATACTATAATCCCCACAGACATCCTTAAGACAGCCACAGACGAGACTTTAAAAGCTACCTTCTCCTATGTACCAAAGACAAAGAAAGCAACCCAGACGGGGCTTGAGGCAGGGGCAGAAAGCTTTGCTAGTGACTTTGTACGAATGTTTGAAAGGACGGGCGGTTCTTTGCTTGTAACTTTCCCTCGCTTTATGACTAATGCTATGGCATTCCAATACAGGTATAGTCCCCTAGGTGCTACATCGGGTGCCTCCGAGATGGCACAAGGTGCTATGAAGATGGTTAAGGGTGACGAAGCAGGTCAAGCTTTACTAGAGAAGGGAATGACTAAGTTCTCTAGGGGTGCTGTTGGTACAGCAGCTATCTATGCGGCATATAAGTATCGTATGGAGAATCAAGATAGCGAATGGTACAACTATAAAGGTGACGATGGCAGTACAGTCGATCTTCGTGGTGTATTTCCTATTGGTCCATACCTAGCAGTCGGTGACTTTATTGCTAAACAAAAGTTAGGTAAGCTGGAAGATGCAAAGTTAACCGAAGTAGCTTTAGCTATTACTGGAATGAAACTGCCAGCAGGATCACAACTTGCTTTGATTGATGAATTACCCGGTGTGTTGGAGGGCGTTGCTGGTAAGGATACTGAAAAGGTAGGCAAAGCTATAGGCAGAATACTAGGTGATTTTGCTGGTCGATTTACTACCCCCGGTAAGGCAGCGTTTGAATATTTAGATTTGTTTGATAAAGAAGGACAGATTGCAAGAGACCCCAACGTGATAGACGGGGGACAGGGCTTCTTAGGTACCATACAGGAAGCTGCTGCTCAACGGGTAATGGCTAAGTTGCCAGAGTTCAAGAAAGATTTGCCAGAGTTTCAGCCTTACTTTTCAAATCAGGCTCCCGTACGAGCAGGTGAGTTCTTTAACAGCTTAACGGGTATCAGAAAAGTGCCCGAGAAAGATCTTATTGAAAGAGAGTTTGTTCAACTGAAGATAGATCCCTACGCTGTTTTTGGTAGCACGGGAGATAAAACGTATGATCGTGCTTTTATTCGAAATGCGATACCTCTAGTAGACAGTAGGATAACATCTCTGATTAACAGTGATCGATATCAAGCAATGACTACGGATCAAAAACGTCTCACCTTTGTAAAAAACTTTACTGGCGAAAGAGGAGTTCTAAATATTGCTAGACAGATGACTCAAGCTCAAATGTCTTCCACAGATCGGGATCGTGTAAATCGTATGAAGTTCAACAAACTACCCGCTGTTGCACGTAGGGCTATCAATGAACTGTACGCACAAGAGAATGATGGAGTTACACTAGACGCTGCAAAAGACTACAAAGAAGTATACAAGTACGAAGCTTTGCTTAAGCAGTTCCAATAATCACTTATATAAAAACACAGGAGTGTGTTCACCTACGAATGCACCCTGTGTGTTGTACTCGAAGTATTCAGCTGCCTCTTCCTCCGACATACCTTCATACTTGGCTAATAGCTTAATGCATTTAACTGCATCATAGCATATGGCTTGTACTTGATTTGTTCTTTGGACTACGCCCACAATAGCTTTATCAAAGTACTGAGGGTCTAGCATCATAAGGGGTACGTCTGGGTATTCTTCTGCAATTCTGTAGCGATTCATGTTAGCTCCTTTAATATTAAATGAGAGTACTGTCGTGTGTTTAAAAGAAGATTGTACCCTCTTCCCCAATTTACAGCTTCCTTCCGCTTCAGCATACGGACCGTCTCCACATAGGGATCATGCCATTGGGGTACTGATTAACCTTGACAGTTAGGCTTGCTTACTATTTACCACACTCTCATGTAATACCAATACGACTGATGCCTGTTTACAGTTGCGAACTGTTATGCTCATCGGGATGATTCAGCCGTACACGTTGGTTTGCAACCCAGAGCGTGACTTCATTCTGACTGACCGACTATATACACCAAGCATCATGCGTATTAGAATTAAGTGTAGGGTTTCTTGTGCAGGTACCCTACAACCTGTACTAATTATATCTCACAGCCTCCGGCAGTACAACTTAATGTCTGTACACCCTTAACATTATCATCATACTCTTGGAAGTTACCCCAGTCTACTGACTCAGGCACTAACAACTTCAGTTGGTTGTACTGCTCTTCTGTACACTCTTCATACGGGGCTTGCTTGTATGTTCCACCGTCCATAGGCAGGAAAGATACCCCTGTAACCTCATCGAAGTGTTCAAATACCCAAGCACCTACCTGCATCCACTCGTCTTCCTTCACAGAGATTGTGACAGATGGCTTGTGTTCACAGTAGTGACGTTGGAATAGTAGCCACAGTTTCAAGTGTTGGATGGCAGACAAGTCTTCACGTAACAGTGCGCCCTCAGCTACCTTCACAGGGAAACTAAACACAGTGGTGCTCTCAGGTTTCATGAAGCATGGCTCTGCTACGAATCCAGCCTGAATCATAAACTGTGTTAAAGGGTCTTTGTTATCAGCCCGTACCCTACGAATGTAGTGTTGGCTATGCTGAGGGTGAATGCCACTCGCAGTAGAACAAAGCTGCGACACTGTGCCTTCAGGTTTAATAGCAGTAACAGCTACGCTCTGATTAATTCCAACGGCAGCAGCGTATTCAGCATTAGTAGCAACAGCAATATCACGTAGTGCCTCTAATCGTTTAGGCAATTCTGTATCGTCTGGATTATTTAATAACGCATTGTCAAGGATACCCGTCATTGACACACCTAACAGTGCCTCTTCTTCTGTGTTCTTCTGCCAGATCTTACGTAGGTATGGGAAGTCTGTCAAGGTCGCTTGAAATGTTCCGAGAATAGTTGCCAAGCGAATCTTAGTGGATAAAGAATCAAAGCTATCAGTGCTACGCACAATGCAACTAGATAGATTACAGAATTGATAAGGGCGTAAAATAATCTCGCTACAAGGATTAGTACCAAACTCATAAGTACTATCACGCCTTCCGTTTTTTGCTGCTTGTCTTTGGGATGCATCACGACTGAATATTCCTCTCTCACCTGAATGTGATTCGTAAATAGATGTCCACTCACGCATGAAGTGTCCAATGCTAGGCTTCTCCTCATACACAGCAGAGTTGTTAGCCAAGGCACGTTGCCCTTGACCATCCCACCAGTTACCTGCCTTAGCATGAGCCATGTTGTCATCGGTTAAGTCTGACAGTGAGATCATTGCCGACCTACGTACTCCACCCACAACAACAACTTCCCCGATCTTGCACAGAATGTCATGGCATTCGAGGGCAGATAAACGTCTACCAGCTGCGCCCTTGAATTTGGTAATGACAAACTTAAATAAGTCTTCCAAGGGTTTTGGTCCAGATGCCCTGCCTCCAAAGGTCTTGAGTCTTGCACCTGCCTCACGGACTTTATGTAAGTCATACTGTGGAACTTCGCCAGAGTACAAAAGAGCAATGAGTTGTCGAAGTGATTTAGCCCATCCTTCTTTAGAATCCGAAACAACAATAGTAGTTTGACTACTGAACATACGATCTGGGACTTCAGGTAATCTAGATACATACTTCTTCTCCACACTAAATCCTACACCCGTACCACACAGGAGGATGTACATCGCTTCATCGAATGCTTTAGGGTCATCGATAGGTAGGTAGGAGCAATTGAATGCTGCTACGTTCTGTCTCTCTAGTGCTGGTCCCGAGGTCATGACGGCTCTCATGGATGGCACTACATCTAAATCTCTTACTGCTTGTTCTAACTCGGCACGTAACTCAGGAGTCAGGGTGTAATTCTTTTTAGCTTTTAAATGCTCTGTCATAAAGTCAAAGTATCTTGTTACTGTCTCACTCCAATGCTCTCGTCTGCCAAGATCGTCTATGTAGCGGGAGTATCTGCTCTTGGCAATGAAGTCATTGTAGGGAGTCATTGTGTATTTCGTCATGAAATGTACCTATGTTGTTGATTTTATTGAAAAAAATAGGAGCACAGTGTAGTCTGTACTCCCGGGGGGACCTTTAGTTATACTTAAAATTCCTCCTAAAGCAACTGCCTTCGTATGTATTTGTTTTTATTATATTAAAAGTAATAGGTCTGAGTACGTGGTCCACAGGTCACATCAATGATGACATCTGTATCCCAGTCATTAACCCTACGTTTAGCCATAATGAGAATGGGTCTCATCTTAGCTGCTTCACAATCCTGTACGGCATTGATAACCTCTTGTCTGCTCATAGCCTGTGCTCTCTTTTGCACTACCAGTTTAGACTCGGAACCATAGGGTGAAGATGCACACCCGGTAAGACCCACGGTTACTGCTGCCATGCCCAATGCAATACTAGTCTTCATACTCATCATCATTCTCCTCTTTTGTGGTAGCTAACTGCCTGATTGCCTTAGCTATGACCGTTGCAAAACTTTCACTTGACGGTATTACTACTGGTGAATCATTAAATCGTTCTACTAATCGTGCTGCTTCATGCAATGCATGTACCCGTGTTAACTTCTTATACTGGGTATGGTACTCTACTGCATCCTCTACATCTAATATAACATCACATAGATTCTCTTGCACTTGCCATAAAGCATACTCGATAGCAGGTTTATGATCAAGCCATTCCGAGTTGGCAGTTGCAGACATGGCGCAGGTAGCAACCCCTAATGCTCTCTTTAACTTTACCATACTCTCATCAAACAATTCGTCAGACAGGTGTGCCATTCTCTTCTCCTAGTATGTAGTCTGCTGCTTTCAATTGAATCAATTCCTTTGCAGTCAAGTATACATCACTTGCTGGTAGTAGCTTAGATGAAATCTTTAATGCACTTAAGCCTGTCGCATCACGTAAGATCTTAATCATCTTAGCATTACAGTTCTCTACTTCTTTTACTGCTGACTTGATGTCATGGTACTTGTCTGTAATGTCATCGGATAACTGGTGACACATGATCCCTGCATTAGCAGCAATGTATCTCTCACCCTTGGTACCACAGACAAAAATTAAGAAACCCCCACTCATGATGTTGCCTAGTCCAATGGTACGGATAGGATGTTTACTACTGTGCATGACATCGATCAAGGCAAAGGTCTGATACAGATCTCCCCCCGGTGTGTTCACATACAGTGTCAGCAGCTTAGGCTTAGTACTATCTATGTTCTCATACTCAATCCACTTGATGCATCGATCTACATTCTCTACATCAATGTCCCCATTTAAGAAGAACATATGATTGTCTAATAGTAGATTGTCAATCCTATCTTGTGGGGATTGTTCGTGTTTACGGGTTGCCACTTGGTATCTCCACTAGTTCTAGCTTACTAATCGGCACTTGAAAGAATAATTCCCCACTGTATACATACTTGTTAGGTACTTCAACTACTGGGGATTCGAGTAGGGCTGTGTGGCTACAGATAAAAGCATGAGTACGTTCTTTGTTGAAGATCATGAAGTATGCTGGCTTATCTAGCTTAGCAAACTTAGCCTTACGCTCAGGTATCTGCAGGGTATCGTACTTAAATGTAGCACCTGTCCATACCTTCTTGATCTCTACCTCACAATAGAATGTCTCGGTTCCTGTATCCACAATTAAGTCTACTGCGTACCGATCAGGATGATCCTCCACGGTATGACCTAACGATGTCCAGTACGTCCTAGCGGAATCTCTAGCAGTACCATCTGTTTCATTAAATAGTTCTCTATCGAATCGCTTACGGACGGGAGCAGTCATAGATCGGTTTCCAGCTCAATAAAGAATTCATTAACTTCTTCAGCACCAATGTCGTAGACTGCATCCTTGATTGCTTCTTGCAGTACTTCCTGTAGGTAGTCGGTATCTTTGTACGTGGGGGGCACAGACTCTGGATCTAATACCAATTCAAAGCGTACCTCTACGAAGATAGTAGGTTCTGTGCTCACCAGTAAACTCCTCGTGTCTCTTCTGTCAGCCTAGCCATACGATCTAATGCACGACTAGCCTTACGAATAGCTGCAGCATTGTTTAAGCAGTTGTCTAAGTTAAGTAGGATCTCCAGTGCAGCACCATGACAATAGCTAATGGCATCGTAAGGACCTAACACGTCTACGATCTTGTCAAACTGCTTCTCGTCATCCAGCATAAGCTGAGTTTCTTCGACAGCGTATTCATCTTCGTCTTGTCTTACCACATTATCAAACAAAGAGTCACCAGCGAATAGACTCTCTTGCTTTTGATACTGTGGATCTTCATCCATCCTTTCCCAGAATGCCCTAGTTGCAGCACTCCACTCTTCCCCTGAACAATCGTCAATAGACTTGCGTGTATTAAACGGATGGACTGGCTTGTTACGATCATCCAAGGTTCCCATTATGCATTCCCCCGTGTCTGGGTCCACTCGGTCAAGTCAATGACTTCACCTAAGGTGTTCTCATCTAGCTGACTCACAACCAACTTACCAGATTCAATCATCTTGTCCATCTCTTCTGATACCTTCTCACCAAACTCGGCATCGGTATTGAGTAAATGGAAACAGGTAATAACCCCATGCATTAATCCCATGAGTTCTTCGTATGACTCTTCGTCTAACTTATCGGATGGCATGTACATCACATTAAGATCTACAGTACCGGACCACTTGGCTTCAGTGAAGTTAGGTCGAATGATTAGTACGATGTCATCTTTTTTAATTGCATTACTCATGTTTAGTTCCTTTAAATGGATTGAATTCTAGGGGCATATCTTTTTTCTTTGGTTCTTTAAGCCAGTCTTCAGGTATCTTTTTATCTGCATACAGAAAGCCTTGCTTAACACACCACTCAGCATACGTAGTTTGAGATTGCTTACTTAGTCTGCTACTGCTACGTGTAAATACAAATCGAATATCTAAATGCGGATGTTGCTTCTTAACTAACGTATGCTTACGCCTATCCTTAGCAGTAAACATTCCCTTAGTCTCAATAATAATACCATTAGGAAGCAGAAAGTCCGGTGTATATTTTCTATAGCACAAGTCTTCCCAC